CGCGGTGACGCCTGCACGCGGTGACGCCTCGGCGTTGTGGTGCTGGGTGCGCCTGCACGCGGTGACGCCTGCACGCGGTGACGCCTGCACGCGGTGACGCCTCGGCGTTGTGGTGCCGGGTGCGCCTGCACGCGGTGACGCCTCGGCGTTGTGGTGCTGGGTGCGCCTGCACGCGGTGACGCCTGCACGCGGTGACGCCTCTCTGTATTAGGTGCGCGATCCGGCCGCGCTCTTGTCTAGGTTCCGCACCGATAAGCCAGGCTTGTTGGTCCTGGCCTCCCGTGGCATTGATAAGCCTGCCCGCTTATGAGTCGCCTGACAAGCCCTGACCCATAAGTTTTTCTATGGCGCCGGAGCCTGTACTAGGGGACTCGGTTCGGTAATGTGTCCCACAAGCGGCCCACCGGGTCGCCGCACCTTGTTTCTCCTATCCCCTATTCCTTAGTCATGCCTAAAACACTCACAGTTCAAACCAGCAAGGGCAGCCGGACCATTCCGGCCGTGTGGGTCGGCAAGCACCTTGCCGTGCATCATCCGATTGCCGGTGACGGTCTGAGCAGCGAGCCGTGTTGGTGGGCAATCAGCCATGTTCCCACCGGCTACCTTGCCGGGCCGGTATTGGAAGCCCCCCAACGCAAGGTGATCGCCCTAGCCAAGCTATGGGACGCGGCCTTCTCCGTCATCACAGCCGCTGGCAATGCGCACGGTTGGCGATGGGCCAATCGATGGACCGATGATCTCAGCCGCGTGCAACGCGGCCGGCCGGTGATCGGACCGCGTGAACTGACTCCCCTGGAAGCGCTTGATTCGGCCGGAACCTATGAAGAGGTGGAAACGGCCGTCCGCCGTGCCATGGGTTACAGCCCAGCGGAAGAACCGGAGGCGTCCGAGCCGTTCCCCGTTGCGGATACGCTGCCAGCGGATCGCGTCCGGCTCGGTGATAGTTGGCCCGGTATGCCCTGTCCGCCGGAAGGTTGGCCCCAAGTGTCCTGGCGCGGCCAATGGTGGCCCGCTCCCACGGTCAGTGAAATGGAGGATTATTGTCTCGGCTCAACTGCCGAAACACCGGACGGCCGGACCGTGGAACCGGATCATCCGGATTCCTGGCCGCGACTGCTCGGTTTGATCTGAGCCCCTTTCCCTATCCCTATCCCCATCTTTGTCATGCCTGCTAATTCTTCCCCTTCCCTCGGTTCCCTGCGCTTCCACCTATCCCCAGAGTCAAGCAACACGAAAACCGGACCGATCCCCGTTTCCACTAGCAGCCGCGCTACGTGTCCCGCTACGTGTCCCTTCCTTAAGAACGGCTGCTACGGCGACGCCTTCCCTTTGTCCCTTCACTGGAATGCCGTAACCGCCGGTAAGCGCGGCATGCCATGGGAACACTTCCTAGCAGCGATTGCGGCGCTTCCTAGTGGGCAGCTCTGGCGGCACAATCAGGCTGGTGATCTTTACCGGCCGGGAACCGTGATCGGCCGTAAAGCACTTGCGCAGCTAGTGGAAGCAAACTACGGCAAGCGAGGGTATACCTACTCTCATCACAAGCGGACCGCTTCCACTATTCAGGCATTTAAGGCTGCCACGGCGAACGGCTTTACGGTTAACGCAAGCTGCCAAACGGAACAAGAAGCCGATGGCGCCATCGCAAGCGGTTTGCGTGCAGTGTTCGTGGTTCCGGCCGATGAAATCCGGACCGCGTGGGACACACCGGATGGGAACCGCGCCGTGGTGTGTCCCGCGCAGCGCGTGGAAGGGATGGATTGCGCAACATGCAAGCTGTGCCAATCGCGGCCGGAGAATATCGCCATCGCCTTTAAGGCTCACGGCAACGGCAAACGGAAGGTCGAAGCTGCCATCGCAGCGGTAACCGGGGGCAAGCTGTGAAGATCACCACGCATGACGCGGCGCTGATCTGCGCTGCCCTGGAATCAATCGGCGCCGATGATTCCGCCCTGTACTGTCGCTTAGCAGCGCCGCTGCCGTTTGCCCCTTACCGCTCAGGCCTGGAATGGCTTGAGCAGCAAGGCGAGCACAGCACCACACCATCACCCTGGCAGCCATGACGATCACCCCAGATCAGCTCCTTAAGTCAACTGCCATAGGTTGCGGCTTCCACCTATGGCCTTGTGAAGGTGGCACGCTTCAAGTCACCCGGGAAGAGTTAGAGCCGATCCTGCGGGAGGCTTACGATCCCTCCCTCCCCAGTTGGCCCAGTCTGGTTAGCTGGGATGATTGTCAAGGCTGGTACGTTGCTTAAGCCCCTGGACACTTGCGGGTGTGCGGTTTCCTGCGCACACCCGCACACACCCGCATCCGCACACCCGCACACACACACACCCGCACACACCCGCACCCGCACACACCCGCACCCGCACCCGCACCCGCGCACACCCGCACCCGCACCCGCCCGGGTGCGGCAGGGCGCCCTGCGATTGTGAAGAGTTGTGAACGGCTCGCGGTTTGGGCCGACGGGTCGCAATAATGGGTCAGCTCCCAGCAGTCCGGGAGCAGCAAACACGCAACCACCTATCACCCGCCATGACTTCCCCTATCCCCACCATCCCCACTAGCGCCGCCATTGCCGCTCGCTTGGAGCGCCTGGCCCGCATCCTGGCGCCCTTGCTGTGCTGGACCATCGCTGCAGCGCTCACCCTGGCGGAGTGCTGCTACCAGTGCGGCTACGCCCTAGGAAGCGCCGTGCATCAGCGCAACGATCAGCTCAGCGCCCTGTGGTGCCGCCTGTGCCGCGTCCCGGTGCCCGTGCCCACCACGGCCACGGCCACGGCGCCCGTGGTGCCCCCGGTGCCCCCGGCGCCCCCGGCGCCCGCCCTGCATCCCCTAGCCGAGCTGGCAGCATCCCTGGACTCGCTCACCGTGGCCGAGTTGCGCCACATCACCGGGACGAGGCGCAAGTGCCGCAAGGCTGAGCTGATCAGCCTGGCAGTCGCTATGGCGTGACCCCCGGACACTTGCGGGGGCGCGGTTTCCTGCGCACACACCCGCACCCGCGCACACCCGCACACACCCGCACCCGCACACACACACACACACACACCCGCGCACACCCGCACCCGCGCACACCCGCACCCGCGCACACACACACGCCCCCGCCCCGGCTCACCCCGGGGCGGGTTCATAGCGTGTGGACACTTTTTCCACTGTCCACCTAGTTGCCGGGCCGTGAGTCTCTACACTGGCCGGGTACACACAACCCACTAGCCCAATGTCTGACTCTCTCGCTGATCTCTTCCTGGCCGCGTCCGACGCGATCAACGCTCCGGCCGCCGCACGTGCCGCCGCTCGGAAGCCGGTGGTTCTGCCGGGTGAGGACCCTCTCGCCGTGGCCGCTGTCGCGCAGCTGCGCGCCGATGCCGCTGAGGCCGGCCAACCGGTTTCGCTTGCGGATTTGTTCGCCCGTGAAGCTGGTGTTTACCGCCGGCAGGGCGACCGCGCACACCAGTACGCGACCCGCCGGATCGCTCGTATGCGGCAGGCGATCGACGCTGAACTGGCGCAGGACTGAGCCTGACCGACCCGAACACAGCCCCCGCCCGGGGGCCTTTTTGTGCCTGGTATTTGAGAATGATTCCCATTCCGGGTCCCTCTCGGCCTGCGGCCCGCGAGGGTATTAGAATCGCACCGTTCAGCCAGGCACTAAAGTTTTGTAACAGTCTGACGTACATCCCAATACATACCCCCTCCCCACCAACTCAGAGGAAATCGGTAATACATTCCTAGTCTGCCCTGCAAATGAGAATCACTTGCAATAAGCCACTCTCAAAAGGCCGGATACGCTAGGACAGGAAGAACCTCATCGGTAGCTAACCCTTACAAGACGCAATGCCACTGATCTCACGACCTGAAGCCGCTGCAGCGCTCGGCGTCACCGTGGATGCGGTCTACAAGGCGATCAAGGCAGGCCGCCTCACCGCAGTCACAGCAACCGATGGCACGGTGCGCGTCAACAGCGAAACCATGCGCGAGGAGTGGATTCGCAATACCGACAGCACCAGGGTGCGCATCGGCCTAGGTGTGCGTCCCACCCGCACCAGGGAGCCGAAACCGTTACGCCCCAGGGAGGAGCGTGTGCCCAAGCCGCAGACCCGCATCACCCAAACCCAGGAAGCGATCCCCGACTACGACGAAAGCCGCGCCCGGACGGAGCACCTGAAAGCCGAACTGCTGGAGCTGGACCGCAAAACCAAGGAGGGTCGCCTCATCCCCCTGGAGGAGGTGCAAAGCAAATGGGTCGAGGTCGTCGTCCAAGCCCGCACCAAACTCCTGGGCATCCCCACCAAGGCCAAGCAGCGCATCCCCGACCTGGATGTAGACGCCATCAACATCCTGGATGACCTAGTACGTGAGGCGCTGGAGGATCTATCCGATACCGCGCCGGAGGACGACCAAGCATGAGCAATGTGCAGGTGCTGGAACGTGCCACCTGGGCAGCGTTCAAACCCCCAAAACGCCTCAGCTTGAGCGAGTGGGCCGACAACTATGCGTATTTAAGCGCCGAATCAAGCGCAGAAGGCGGTCGTTGGCACACTTTGCCCTATCAAAAGGGGATTATGGACGCCATAACCGATCCAAGGATTGAACAGGTCACTTTGATGAAGAGTGCCCGTGTCGGCTACTCCAAGATCCTCAACCACGTCATCGGTTATCACATCCACCAGGATCCCTGCCCAGTGATGCTGGTGCAGCCCACGATTGAGGACGCCCAGGGGTATAGCAAGGAGGAGATTGCGCCGATGCTGCGCGATACCCCCTGCCTGCGCGGCGTTGTCAGCGACGCCAAGGCCAAAGACGGCGCCAACACCATCCTCCAGAAGCAATTCCCTGGTGGGTCGCTGAGTCTGGTGGGCGCCAACTCACCCAGGGGCTTCCGCCGGGTGTCCAGGCGGGTGGTGCTCTTCGACGAGGTGGATGGCTACCCGCCGAGTGCCGGCACCGAGGGTGACCAGATCAAGCTGGGCATCCGCCGAACGGAGTATTACTGGAACCGCAAGATCGTCGCCGGCTCCACGCCCACGATCAAGGACTTCAGCCGAGTGGAGCGGATGTTCCAGCAGGGCGACCAGCGGCGTTATTTCGTGCCCTGCCCCGACTGCGGCCACATGCAGTACCTCCGCTGGAGCAACATCAAGTGGCGCGACAACGACCCAGATACCGCCAGCTACTGCTGCGAGAACTGCGGCGTGTGGATCCCGCACACCAAGAAGCGCTGGATGGTGGAACGTGGCGAGTGGCGCTCCACCGCCCCAGGGAAGCCCACGGGTAAGCACATCTCCTTCCACATCTGGGCCGCCTACTCCTACTCCCCCAACGCAACTTGGCCCAACCTTGTTGAGGAGTTCCTGGAGGCCAAGGCTGACGCCGAGCAGCTCAAAACCTTCGTCAACACAGTCCTAGGCGAGACTTGGGAGGACGAGTACGCGAGCAAGATCGGCGCCGATGCGCTGAGCCAGCGTGCGGGCAAGGAGGAGTACAAGCACACCGTTCCACCCGCCCAAGTCCTGGCCCTCACCATGGGCTGCGACGTACAGGCGGATCGCCTCAGCCTCAGCGTCTGGGGTTGGGGCCGCGACGAAGAGGCCTATCTGGTGGACAGGGTGAAGCTCTACGGCGATCCCACCCGCCCGGAGGTGTGGGCGCAGCTCGACCAGATCCTGCAAACCCCCTACAAGGGAGAGGATGGCCTGGATCGGCGCATCCAATGCGCTGCCATCGACTCTGGCTTCAACGCCCACGTCGTCTACCAGTACGCCAAGGAGCGGCAGCAGCTGGGCGTGATCGCCATTAAGGGCATGTCAACCAAGGGCAAGCCACCGCTGGGCAAGGCAACCAAGGTGGATGTGAACAGCAAGGGTCGCACCGTCAAACGCGGCGCCCAAGTCTTCCCCGTGGGTAGCGACACGGTGAAGTCCCTCCTCTTCGCCAGGTTGAAGCACAACGATCCAGGGCCTGGGTACCTGCACTTCTACCCCACTACACCCCTGGACTACTTCGAGGAGTTGACGGCGGAGAAGCAGGTCCTGCGCTTCCGCAACGGCTTCCCCGAACGCCACTGGGTCAAGAAGCCTACGGTCCGCAACGAGGCTGTAGACGAGCTTGTTTACGCCTACGCCGCGTTACATCGCCTGTATCAGGTTTACGACAAGCGCACCATCTGGGATCAACTGGAACGCAAGTACGACACCCCAGGAAAGGAACATGTGCCAGAGAAGCGCCAAATAGCAGCTCCCAGGCGCAGTTTCGTCAATCAATGGTGAGGCTAGACTGCCCTTGGTAACAAAGCGCCCACCCAGGTGAAGATTCCAGCGCAGGTTACAAATGGCGACACGGTGCGGTGGATCGACCTAGCCACCGTGGACGTGTTTGGCGCGGCGCTGGACAGCTCCACCCACACCTTGGTGTACTACATCCGCGCCAATGCCAGTGATGCCGCCGAGACGGTGACCGGCACCACCAGCGGACAGAACTGGTCCTTCTCCTGGACCGTCAACGAATCCACCCAGGGGACGTACTACTGGCAAGCGGTCGCCACCTCCCTGGCTGACTCCAGCAAAACCACCCTGGGTGCGGGGAGCCTGGAGGTGCTGGCCTCCCTGGCGTATAGCGGCACCGCTGCTGCCTATGACGGCCGCAGCCAAGCGCAAAAAGATTTGGAGGCGGTGCAGTCCGCGATCCGCACTCTCCTGGCGGGTGGCTCCACCAAGGAGTACCGCATCGGTAACCGATCAATCAAGCGCTACGACTTGGCCGAGCTGCTGCAGCTTGAGGCCAAGCTCAAGGCTGATGTTGCCCGGGAGAACCAGGCGGAGATGATTGCGAATGGCCTGGGCAATCCCAGGAATATGTTTGTCCGCTTCAACGCCTAAACCATGGGACTGCGTACTCGTCTGCTCAACGCCCTGGGTTTCGGCAAGCAAAAACCCCAGGCCCGCCGCGCCTACCAGGGTGCAATGATCAGCCGCCTGACGGCGGATTGGCTTGCGACGCAGACCAGCGCCGACGCAGAGATTCGCACCTCCCTGCGCAAGCTGCGCGACCGCTCCAGGGAGCTGGTACGCAACAACCCCTACGCCCGACAAGCGAAGCGCACCACGCAGATCAACGTGATCGGCACTGGGGTGCAGATGCAATCCCAGGTGATGCAGCTGCGCGGCAACAAGCGCGACGACAAGATCAACAGCCTTGTGGAGAGCAAGTGGTCGGTGTGGTGCCGGCGTGAGCACTGCGACGTTGCAGGCCGCCACAGCTTCCAGGAGATGGAATGGCTCGCCGCAGGTGCCCTCCCAGAGAGCGGCGAGGCGCTATTTCGTATCATCCGCCGCCCATTCGGCAACAGCAAAGTCCCCCTGGCCATACAGATCCTGGAAGCCGATCTCCTGGACGAGGAGTACCAGGGTGGAACGCTATCCCCTGGAAATGAGTGGCGTAACGGCGTCGAGGTGAACGAGTGGGGCCGTCCGGTCCGCTACGCCATCCTTACCCGCCATCCAGGGGATTATTGGTTCCAGAACACGGCACAACGCGCCGAGAAGCACATCTTCTTGGACGCGGGGGATGTCATCCACCTCTTCTTACCTGAACGGCCCAACCAGAACCGAGGCGTCCCCTGGTTCCATAGCGTCATGGCCGACGCCCATCAGCTCCAGGGCTACGAAGAGGCAGCGGTGATCCGCGCCCGTGCCGGCGCCTCGTTGATGGGCTTCATCACCAACAACGAAGGTGAACTCCTAGCCGATGCCGTTGAGAACAACCAGCGCATCAGCGAGTTTGAGCCTGGGACGTTCAAATACCTCAACCCAGGGGAAAGCGTGACGGTGCCAAACATCGACTCGCCGGACCAGCAGTTTGAGATGTTCGTGCGCAACAAGGTGCGCCGTTTCGCCTCTGGCTTTGGATGCTCCTACGAGACGCTGAGCCGCGACTTCTCCGAGACCAACTACTCCTCCTCGCGCCTCAGCCTCCTAGAGGACCGCGAGCACTGGCGCGTCGTTCAGAACTACCTGATCGAGAACTTCCACACCAGGGTGTTCCGCGAATGGCTTGCGCTTGCTGTCCTCTCCGGTGAACTGCCCTTCCAGGACTACGAGTTGCGGCCTGAGCGTTACGACACCCCCAAGTGGCTCACCAGGGGCTGGAGTTGGGTTGATCCCTTGAAGGAAGTGAAGGCGTACCGCGAGGCAGAGCAGGCGGGCTACATGACTAAGGCGCAGATCATTGCGCAGACAGGTGGCGGCGATTACGACGACAATATCGCTGAACTCGCCAGGGAGCAACGCCTAGCCCAAGAAGCAGGTGTAAACCTAGATGCCGATCTCCTGGGGAATGTTGCACAAGCTCAGGACGCTAGTGTTACTGAAACCCCCCAGGGTGGAGATAACGCTCCTCCAAGTCGCAGCCGTAGGAAGTCATGACTCAGGACACACCACAGCTCCAAGACCAGGAGCTGGAGGCCACCCAGGACCAAGACCAGGACACCCAGGCGGAACCGCAGGAGCAGGAACGCGCCCTGGATGTTGCCGATACCCCCCAGGTGCGGCAGTACCAGCGCACCGAGGCCACCACGTTTCGCTCCCTGGATGACCTGAGCTTTGAGTTCCCCTTCTCCTCGGAGTACCCAGTGGCCCGGTACTTCGGGAATGAGGTACTGAGTCACGAAGAGCAGGCGCCCAACCTGAGCCGCCTCAACGATGGCGCACCTCTCCTGTTCAACCATGACCCCAACCGTGTCGTTGGTGTGGTGGAACGTGCCTGGGTGGACGGCAAGAAGAAGCGTGGCTACGCCAAGGTGCGCTTCTCACGTAATAGCTTCGCTCAGGAGGTGCTGAGCGATGTGCGCGACGGCATTTTGCGCGGCATCAGCTTCGGCTATTCCATCGACCAGATGGAAGAACGCCAGGGTGACTTTGTGGCAACGCAATGGTCACCTTACGAGGTAAGCGTTGTGTCTATCCCTGCTGATCCTACAATCGGAATTGGCAGGTCACTTGTCACTTCCGAGGAAGCAGAACAAGTGAACGAAAACCAGGCGGCCGACGCCG